TGACAACATAGAACAACCACAAAAGCGTTGATCGCAACTGCGAAGGGAAGGGGGTGTACCTACAGATGTCAACACGAGAAGTAAGCAAAGCTCTTGAATTTGTCCGCAGCGTTATCCACCAACAATGCGCCAAGATGAGTCGAGAGCACTACATGGAGTTCTGCGAAGAATTATCTGCCGACATGGATGGCGCGATTGATGCGCTCAAAGAAGAAAATCGTCTCCGCGGCACGGAGGGGGATTGAGGGTCGGAAGGAGAGGATATTAGCATATTCGGCAAGTTGGTTAAAACCGCTGTGAATATCGCAGCGTTGCCAGTTGAGGTTGTCAAGGACGTAGTGACGCTTGGCGGAGCCTCCACTAAGGGCCACGTGGAACCATACACTCAGGAGCGCATCAAGAAACTGATCGAGGATGCCGACGAGGAGGAGTGATGAGCTACGACAGTTGGTTAACCGAACCGCCGCCTATGGAAAGCGCGGAAGATGATGAACCCGACGAGTCAGATGTAGACGATGATTTCTACGACCAGCTAGGTAATTGGGAGGAGTGATGAAAAACCGCATGGCAATTTTGTTCATTCTCAGCATAGCTAGTTTAGGTTTCTTAGACTGCACCGCTGGCATACTTGTATTGGATCACCACAAACAAGGGTTGCCACTCTTGCTGTGCATGGTGTTGCCCATAATCTGCCCATTGATTCTCATCATCAGGGGAGCCACCAAATGACTAGTCCGAACACTGACGGCGTAGTGGTAAGCCAAGAACGCTACCATGAGTTGTGTGAGGCCGAACGCAAGCTGGCCGAAGCACAGGCACAACTCACAGTCTATGAAATCCTGCTCGATACAACCACGTGGGGAGCAGCCATTGGAGCTATCTACGAAGATCGCAGAAATCGCGCTATTGTCGAGCGGATTGCGAGGTACTATAAGTATGTCCGCTTACTTCCCGCTCCCAAGGAGGGAAAATGAGTGAGCCAATGACGGAAGAAAGACTCCAATACTTAGAGTCTGGACATTCTAGCCATCACAATCGCAGTTTGGTTGAGGCATGTGCTGAGATTCGCCGCCTCCGCACCGAACTCGCCGCTGCAGGAGCGCTTTCCATGAACCCTCTATCTCTCATTCTGCTGCTCGCGCTTGGGCAGCAATCAAGCAGCGGACAAGTCCCTTGGAGCGGTCAGCAGACTTTCTCAGCCGCTCAAATCACCACAACCGATTTGCCCCACTGCCTGCTTTTCTCTGGAACTGGCGACAAGATATGCGAGCAAGACATGCCTATTCTGGCGGCGCTCCTTCATACAGATGGAGGGGGAGCAGGCTCCGTGAAAAGCGGACAGATTTCCCAGCCAGAAGCGGTAGACGTTCCCGCCATCGGGACCGAAGTAGAGGAGTGGGTGCCATGCGCTACCTACGCGAGCGAGATTTGCTTTCAGCGCCCAGTAGGTGATGGCTCAGGTGTTATGGGCCTGTACAAGCGGGCGAAGGTCAAGCACAGAAGTTGCGAAGATTCACGGCGCATCGGCCCACTGCCAAGTGCCGATGGGAAGTGGCATTGTCTGTACTTTGGAGGGCAATAATGGAAATCAGACCGATAGTTCAAGCAGTTCTAATCCTTGTAGCAATCGTTCTCATCTTCGTCGCTGTGGCTCACTGCCAGACCGTCGCCTGCATGGGACATTCAGACTGCCGCGTCCAATACCAATACGTAGCCCGCGACTTTCCCGGCCTGACATGGGTTGCAAACGGCCATGATTCGGCAAGACTTAACCAGCTTCTCGCATGGGAGCAGTTCGACATCATGTTCATTCAGAAGGAGTTAGGCGGATGTCCTGATTACTTCGAGATTCTTGTAGGCACGACAGATGTGGAATTGCAGGGACTTCCGGGGAATCGGAACTACACTTCCCCCACAGTCTTCATTCAGGAACTACAGCAGTACATCGGTGTCGTGCTTGCCGCCTGTCCTTTGAGCACGGTGATACTGCCTAATGTTCCCGGATTCAATCATGCTGTGCTGTTACCTCCGGCGAGCTACGACCAAGGCATCGCCCAACGGGTCATGGTCTACAACCAATATGAGAGCTATCAAGTCTTCCCGTCGCAGGTGGCGACTGTGGATATTTGGACGCCGCTCACAATGCCGAACGGCTGGGCATGGCCGCAGTTGATACCGTATATAGACCCTGATGGGAGTGGATGGGCGGCAGCAGACGCCAGAATAGCGCAGGTAATCCATTAAGCATCCAAGTGATCGCGTTCTTGTGGCGTCTCAGCTTCAGGGCATAAGGCAGCTAGGATGGCCGTCATCATACAGCGCAAGTTCGCCTGCTCGCGTTTAATCTGCATGATGGCAGCCAAGATGGTGTCTATCTCGTAGAGCGTCGTGTCGGTAATCGGCACCTTAGTGACTCCCACAGAAGGCCGCTACGCCCTCTTTCTGTTCGCACCATGTCACGGCGGGTTCGTCGCAGACTTCACAGCCTACAGGTTCCATTTCCGTGCCACAGGCGTGGGTGATTTCGGACTTCGGGCCAGTGTGTTCCATTGCCCAAAGCCTAGAATCGGTTACGGTTACGCGCTGCCAGTTATGTGCGCTGGCCTCTACGAAGCAATTGCACTTAGGGCAAAGCAGGCAGATGCCGATCATTTCTCACCCCGCGCCAGAGCATAAGCGGCCTTAATCTTTGCCAACGCTTCATCGCTAAGCAGGATTTGCACTCTGCCTTCTGGGTACGGTGCGAACGGCGCATACACGACAGTCGCCAGCGCCTGCATCATTGGCTCATAGGCGTTGACAGCAAGCACAATAAGCTGCGAATTATCGAGCCTAGACTCAACTGGGCCATCCATCATGGCCACACCAAACAACTCCCCAACTGTGCTAGTAATGTAATGTGGGCAAAAATCTCCGCCCTCTCTGCGCCACGCCCTCGGTGTAGCCTTCTCCAGAATTTCCTCATGCTTCATTGTTTCCTCCCTACACCTTTCGGTGCTGTGCCGGCATGATTGGCAAGTCAGAACTTTGGTGCGATTATCCACGGGATCGCCGCACAGAACGCACCGCTTGCCTAGTGAATATGGGTTGTTTGGCATGTTTCCTCTCTCCTGCAACCTTGCAGGCCTCGATTACAGCCGTTGAACTCGCGGTCAGCCTTGTTGCGGTGTGTCCGCTGGTGCCTCATAGCTATTTTGGGCAAACACGACACGCGCCCAATGCTTTGGAACGTTCTTGTCTATCCATCGGACAGCGCAGGACTGAGCAGCTACCCAGAGAACCGAAATTAGACTGTTCGGGTAATCGCCTTCGTCATCATTCCAACGATTGCCCATGATGGGGTTTTCAGACTTGAGAATCTCCAGCACTGCATCTGCTTGGTCGGGGAAAAGACCTTGAGATTCCAGTTTCGACTTCAGAGATTCGACTATGGTCATTTGGTTTCCTCCAAGGACTCACTAGGCCGCTGAAAAGTGCAAGCAGTGCGAGAGTATGACCTCAAGGAGCTTGGTACACCCTCAGCGGTCTAGTCAGTGGGCTACACTCACGCGGTAGCCCTTAACGGTTACAACTCCACGCCTGACTTGAGAACTCCATCGGTCACGACTGCTGAAGGAGCATAGCCGCCATTACACACGCGAAGCCAAGATTCATAGTTTGCGGTCATGCTTCCAAACGCTGACGCACCATTGTCAGCTAGCCAATGTGCTAATTCTTCGGGAGTCGCCATCACCGGACTGATAGGAGTTCCTTCGCTGCATGTCTCATACATCTGGAAATGAGTCTTTTCGTCCTCAGTCCAATCAGGCATGTAATCGTCTTGGTTTGGCGCTTGCCCAAAGTAATCAAGTGCCGCCTGCAAACCTTCCGACTTGTACTTGGCCTCAAACTCAGCTTTGGCCGCTGCATACCCCTCTAATAGTGGCTTGTAACGACCATCCTCTTTCGGGTGTTCCCATGTAGCGGGAACTCGTCTTACTTCTCTTCCCATATCAACCTCCCATCATGGGCCTACTCACGCGAGGCCTTGTTAACGCTCACTTGAACAACGCCTCAAACACTTGGCGACGGCTCCACTCAGACTCAAGTTTCCCCTTGAGATGTGCGAGCATTGACTCAGTGACCATTTCGGTTAAGCGTTCACTCATTGCAACGCCAGTTCTGATTAGTCCCTCTTTCGATTCGCTTCCACATCGAGTTGCATGATTGTCTCCAAAGTGGGAGCACTAACGCGGCTCCCTGTTAACGCTCACCACGGAGAACGGGGTAAGGTCTAGGCGGCTTGCCTCGCATCTTCCCATTCCCAAGGTGCCTCTTCATAACCGGGCAAGCAATTAATGAGCGCGTGACGCAGCCCCTCACAATAGCGCCGTGCGGCTGACCGCTCCCACTCGTCATGTTCGCAGCTTTGATACTCGTAGCAAGCGATGAGCTTCAACGCCTGTACTACATTCGGGCGTTTCGAGCCATCTGCAAACTGGAAAGGCTCTAACCAATAGTTGTTGCAAGGGCCGGGAGTTGCATCTGGATTTGAGATAGTATCGGGATACCGGGCGTGGATACTGGAAAGATTCTCCTTCACTAGCATGTCGCCCAATTCATCCAAGTCCTCGCGTTGTAGCTTATGGTCGTGAAAGTAGGGTGCGTACCAGTAACGGCTATGCGCTCCTGCGGGGCCGTAATATGCAACGGCTACCAGCGCGTTGATGTGCGACTTGCTCACCATAAAAGCTGACATTCTGTGCATCCTCCTCAGTTATTCGACTGCGAGCGCCCCAAGCTCCATCTGCGCTGAGGCGCTTTCGTGCCGTGCTCGTCAGGCAGTCGCGGCAAGGGTAAGGCCAAGCTGGGAAGCAGCCGACTCGGCAAACTCCTGCTTCTCTTCCTCGGTGCAAGCCTTCCAGAAGGCCATAAGCTCGGTGTTTTCGCAGGGCCGAGCGGCATCCCTGTTGAAAAACTGCTTCAACGCTGCAATGCGGGTCACTGTATCTGCCATGTCATCCTCCAATCTCTGAGAGTCTTTCCATAGCCGCTCTGTCACCAAGCGGCTAAGGCTGGATTCTCAGTCTGAGTAAGTGGCAGCGAGCTTGTTGGCGTCAGATAGCGCACCCTCAAGGTTCACTGTGTAATCACTGATAATGTCTTGCACGTTTCCCCATACGAGGCGAACCCATCCGACTTGCTCCGGCCCTCGATAGACCCGCAACCATTCCGGCTCATCTTGGAACTTCGTAGCAATCGCTTGCTGGTTGCGTGTGGGAATCAAAAGTGGCTCATTTTGTGATATTGGCTCGACTGAGTAGCCAGCTTTCAGCAAACCATGCACTGCTGCGTTAACGATGCGTTTCTCTAGCTCGAACTCCAGCTTGCGTGATGCCATACATCCTCCTTTGTGAGTCTTTCCATAGCCGCTCACTATGCGGGAGCGGCTAAAGTGAGACTCAGGCAGTAACGAGCGCAAAGCCGCTGGAGACTTGGCGCACGATGATGGCCGTTCCATATTCGCCATTCTCTGTGTTGCGCTCCAGTTGCTGGTTTAATGCTTGCTGGGCTTCTGAAAAGCTCGCATAGCGCCTGAACTCCGGTAGGCCTGATTGCGAGCACGCCTCGCGGCATTGCGCTTCACTGCTTTAGGGTCGGGGTGAACCCAATAACCACCGCCGTCGCCCGTTGGGTACCAAACAGTCTTATTGGCCTTGTTTGCTTCCCGCTGCGCGTCTTTCTCTGTGAACCAAGCCATGTCGCCTCCATCTTGCTTTGTGCTACTGTCTCTAATAGCAATCGCTTTGCCAATCGAATGTGCTGATTCTAAAGACGATTGTTTGAGCATTTGGGAACTTCTGGTTATATTCGTGGGAATAAGTTTTCCCATTTCAACTAAGTTTAGTGTTTGCAACTACTTGAGATGGTAAACCAATTCCACTGCAATAATGCAGGAGCGGGATTGGCGAATCGGCTCGAATCTCGAAGTGAATATACGCCAGAATAGGCCTAGAACGCGATTACAGGCGATTTGGGCGACGATACTTGACTTATACGGTACAATGTTCGCAGAAGATGGGGAGTTGACGGCGCTTCCATCCTCCATTAACGGCCAGAGAAAGTCAACTCCCCGACGTGCCACTAAGTCTGTGGCTTGCTGCACGATAGACGGCGAAGAGCACAGGATTGTCACGTCCAAACTCAGCAAAACATCGTAACCGGCTGAAAAGACTAGCTCGCAAGAGAGAGTTTGACCATTCGAGGGGAACTCTTCTGCCTATCATCCCCGGCCAAGCAATGCCCAGCTTCATCTTGCTTCTGACTTATCCTCTTCCAGACCAGCGGAGCACACGTGACTAAACGAGCGTCTGACTACAAACGCGGTATTGTCTGGAATCTCCGCCGAGCGCAAGAGGCTCCTAAGCTAGTAGACCCATTCTCTCCTCGCATTCCGGGCGATAAACTCAAACCATCTAAGCCAGCCATGACTGATTCACGTCGCCAAGTCGGCTATATGTTCAATCCCTACATTCAGTAGCGACTAGAGTTAAATGCCGCAAGTCTCTGATGAACAAGTGATTAGCGCGATTCTCGAAGTTGGAGGATACGTAACTTTTGCCGCTGAGAAGTTAGGCATGAGTCCTCATTCCGTCTTTATGCGAGCGCAACGGAACAAAGCAGTTGCCGAGGCTCTTGCTGCAGCGCGTCTTCAGGCCAGAGAGAAGCGTGTGCAAAAGGCTGAAAAGGCTATAGATACGCTACTTGATGGATGCGGTCAATATGGCGACCCGCACTTCGGCGCAGCGGAACTCACGCTCTCACGTCTGGGGAAGGATCGCGGCTGGGGCCCGGAGAAGCAAGGAGTTAACTCCTCTGTCACAGTATCGTTTGAAGTGAACCACATCATCCCAATCGACGAGCTGGACGATGTGCTTATCGGCGAGCCTCTCTCTTACGAGGATACCGTGCAAGTGATTGAAGGCAAAGGCATAGACGGGGGTACAGGGGAGGGGGTAGCGTCGCTGTGTGACGGCGCGAAAATCGATGTGTCCACTGAAGCGGAGAACAAAAATGACTGACTCAACTGAAGAGAGGTATTCAGTCGTGTCAGTGACTCAACTAGAGGTCTTGGGAGAGGCTGGCACTGACTCAAGTAAGCACAGACTGGTAAACGTGCGGTGTGGGCGGTGTGGAAGCGAGGCGGTTATGAGGAAAGCGAACGTGAAGCGGAATAAGTCGTGCGGGTGTCTGAAGAGGGACACATTTCATGCGTTCGTAGAGAAAAAGCGGGCCGAGAGGACACGGAAGCCCGTTGAGTCATACGGGTCGAAGTTCTGGGCGGAGATACAGGAAGTGGCGAAGAGCCCGATGGAGGCGTGCGCTATGGCAATGGAAAGAGGCCGTGCTTAGCATTGTCCGGCTGGTTACAGCATGATTAACTTCGACCTACAGCCAAAGCAAAGCCTGCTTCTGAGGTATCTGAACCAAGAGGCATCGTGGATAGGGATAGGCGGGGGCCGTGGCGGGGCGAAGAGTACGGCTTTGCAGAGATGTATGTTAGTCAGGCGCGAGAGCGCGAGTAAGACCTTGGGCGCGATAGTGATGAGGAACTATGACCAAGTGAAGCGGTATCACGTAGACCCGATGTTGAGGGATTTCCCTGAACTTGCTCCTAACTACATGAAAACAGAGAGCAAGTTGATTATTCCGGGGAGAAATAAGCAGGCCGGGAACAGTGAGATTCATTTTACCTATGCCGAGAGTCTGGAGGATGTGATTCGACGTTTCAGGTCGGCTTCGTATTATGACGTGTTTGTGGACCAAGCGGAGCAGTTTTCAGAGGACGAGTTAAGGGAAATCAAGCAGTGTGTCAGGTGGTCGAAGGTTCCACAGGGGACTTGTAAATTGGTGTTGTCGTTCAATATGGGCGGTAATATCGATTTCCTCCGTAGAATCTTTCACTTACATGAATACAACCGGAATGAAAGGGCGGAGGATTTCGCCTTTATCCATGTTTTCCCGTGGGATAACGTGGAATGGGTAAGACCTGCGTTGGCTTCGGATGGGCTTACGGAGGATGATTATTACCGGAAGTTCACCGAGAAGCAGAGGATGGCTTACTGTGCTACTAGAGGAGATTACGGCAGGAATCTGGTAGGGCAGGACGAGCCGTTGATGAAAAGAGACTGGTTGGGGTCATGGGAGACACTAGAAGGGGCTTATTTTGCCCGTGTCTTTGACCGCCAGAGCACGGTTTTGACGGAAGAACAGGTGAAGTTGTTGTTGAAGCCGTGGACGAAACGGTGGATGTCACAGGATTGGGGGCGAGGGCACTATTGCTCTCATCACTGGCATGGGAAAGTCGAAATCTCACCCAAAGAAGCGAAGGAAGTTCTTAATTGGGACGTTGATTTACCGTTCTCCGCTGTCATTACCTACCGGGAATATATCGCCGGTGGCGCAGCCGACAAAGACGAAGGCGGGCAAAGAGAGTTAGCCGAACAGGATATTGCGTATGAGATTGTGAGACGTACGGGGATGGAGGATATGCGGTCGTTTTTCCTCTCTCCGGACGCTTTTGCCAAGAGAACGAGTCAGCATACGATTGCCCAGATTATGGGTAAGGTGTTGAGGTCAGGAGGTTTGCCTTCACCAGTTCCGGCTGATGATGACCGTATTGGCGGTTGGTCTCTGATATATGAATTGCTCTTAGGAGCCAAAAGACACGGGAACATCCCTATGGATGGTAAAGTTCCTCGCGGGGCTGATGTCTGGTTGATTTCCGGTAACTGTACGGAACTCATTGACGCTATTCCTCTTCTGATGAGAGACCCGAAGAACCTCGATGACGTTCTCAAGACCGATAAGGGGAAGGCGCGGATTGAGCAGGACGTAGCTGATGACGTTCGCTACGGGTTAAAGTCGATGTTGATGCCGACCAAGAAACCTATGTCGGTGGAAATGGCCGAAGTCCTTGATTCTATTACGGATATGCACAAGAAGTCGATGACTCACAGAGCTATGTTAGCGAAGAAGTCTCATGGGGTCTCAAGGGCTTTCTATGTCCACTGACTACGGGTGGGGCCATCCTGTGACTTCGGAGCAGATTACGCAATTCATCAACTTCATCAACGAGATGGAGTCCAGAGCCATTCAGCAGAAGTTGGCCGATGATTTCCGTGAAATCTGGCAGGAACAATGGAGACTATCGCACTCGGACTAGCTCTCGTCTTCATGACTCTCATAGCCGTAGGGCTATGGGAAGAAGTGCGTTACGAGCGAAGGCGTAATGACAGCATCGAACATGCTCAAGTGATTATTGCACAAAATCTAGGTAAGTTATTGCAGCAAAAGCCAGTTACAGCACAGGACATGCTGGATAACAAGAAGAAGCGGCCATTTTTCACGCATCGCAGTTGGAAAGAAGAGCAGGCCGAGCTTGAGGCGAAGGACGACAAGGAAAAGCAGCAGCACGATAAGCTGGTAGCGGAAATCGAGAAGGAGAAACCGTAATGCTGGGAAAATCTGGACGTAACTACTACAATCCAAAGGTGATGAAGGCTCACGGGGACATGCCTGAAGAAGGCCATCCCCATATTCATCACATCGAAATTCATCCTCACGGGCCGTCTTCAGAACACCCTCACCATGTTGAGATTCATCATCATGACGGGTCAATGAAGCACGGCGGCGAGCATGAGAACTACGACATGGCGGCGGAAGCTGGCAAAAGTCATGTTGACGGCGTTGCCACGGATGAGACTCCGGCTCAAGAAGACGAAGAGGGTCAGGTCTCGATGGGCAGCGTAAAACGCTCCGAATCAGGAGCTTACTGAAACCAAGCTGTCCCTGCGGGTTGAATGTCATATGACGGTCTCCCCGCATAGATAGGAGAAAACAATGGCACAACTGTATTACGCATCCGATTACGCCTACGGAAACACATCGGCGTCGCCTCCACTGATTATCACCAACGGCTTTACCGGCACAGGTGCTCAGTCCTGTACGGTAGGCGCTCCGACTCAAGGTGCTGCTACACCTTATAAAGACGGTTACGGGGAATCGAGCTACTCTCCTCTGGCAACCAATGCTCCGATTACGGTGGGCATTGGGGCCGTAGCTGAGACAGTAACGCCTTCAGCCGTTACTGCTGGGCCTCCGACAACGATTACGGCCACGTTTACCTATGCTCACGGTAACGGAACCATCATCGCTTCCGGCTCTTACGGGCTTCAGGAAGCAATCAACGCCGCATCGAACGTCAAGGGCGGCGCAGTCGTAGTAGACGGTCGCTGGGCACAGATTGGCGGCACGACTTCGACTATCACTTCTGCGGCGAACGGGTCCGGCTCGAATCAGGTCTTCATTCTGGACGAGCGCGGGTCAAACCTCGGTCAGTACGTGTGGAACGGAACCGCGTGGATTTCATCTCCTACGGGCTGGCCTGCCGGAGCGAACGGACAGTCTTTTGTGCCGTTCGTGAATACCGAGCTTCTGACCCTCTCGACCTCCGGTACGACCACGGATACGACCGGAAACCTTCTCCCGGCCAATTCCCTGATTCTGGCAGTTACCGGCACGGTGCAGACAACCATCGTCACGGCTACTGACTGGAAGCTGGGTGATGCGACTACCGCTGGAAGGTTTTCGGCGGCTGACTCGACTCTGACTGCGGCAGAATCTGTTCCGAAGGCTTCTTTCCCGCCCGTTCAGATTGGCACTGGCGTAGCTTCGGCTACTACGGGTGTCTATCAGGCGGCAGCGGCGAAGGTCAGGGTCACGACTACGGGTACTCCGAGCGCGGGCAAAATCCGCATTACGGTGTACGGCTTCACGCTGATTAACGCAGCCAGCTAATGCCCTACGACGAAGTAATGGGTAAATGGAAAGCCGGAATCCTCAGAAGTGGGGGTTCCGGCAGACCTGTAAAGTCGCAGAAGCAGGCTGTTGCAATCATGCTGAGTGAAAAGCGAGAAGCGGAAAAGGGCAAGAAAGAATATCAGCCGTCCGGACTAAGAGCGGCGGCACGGAGGGCCAAGAATGGCTAAGTGGATAGGTTCAGCAGTGAAGCGGCCCGGAAGACTGACAGAAGCTGCACGTCGCGCCGGAGTCTCCAAGCAGGAAGAAGCGGAGAAATGGTCGCACTCAAAAGACCCCAGCAAGCGCGGAGCGGGTATTTTAGGCAAAAGATTTATGCACGGAGACCTGCATAAGTAATGCCTGACCAGCCAGCAGAAGCCTTGCAGGGCGATTATCAAGGCCCAGCCGAAGTTCCTAACGGCAATCTTCCCGAGGACGTAGCTACCCTGTTGCGCTCTCTGGCGAAGAAAGTATCCCTACGGGATATGTGGCCTCGTTTGAACGAAATCAAACATGCGGCAGAGCAAAGATACTTCTATCAGGGCTATCAACACATTTATTGGTCGAGGTCGAACAATGCCTTCCAAATCGGGCCGTCCGGGGCGTCAACCGTCGCGTGGGGCCAAGACGCGGCGCACAAAGCAAGAATCCGAAGAACCTACAACATCTACTTGGGTTACGCTAAGTCGTTTATGGCTGTATTCAGTCAATCATCGCCCGGTACTCGCTTTCAGCCAGACGATCCCAAAGACCCGGTTGATATAAAGGCTGCTCCCGAGTGTGACCGCATGAGGCGAGTTATCGAGAAGTTCAACGACCCGAAAGTTCTTCAGGTAGAAACCGCCCGCCTTCTCTGGACTGACGGCAGAGTGGTAGCCTTCACTGATTTCGTGCGTGATGAAGAGAGATTCGGGGTCGATGAGAACGGCCAGCCTAACGGGAGAGAGACAATCTGGCTTGGCGGGGTATTAGAGACTCAGATTCCCCTTGTAGCCCATGAACAGCACGACATGGACTACATCAAAATCTCCCGAGAAAAGCCCTTATCTCGTCAAAAGGCGAAATATCCTGATAAGGAGAAGCAGCTTTCGCATGGCGCTAAAGGATACTCCGATGTGGAAGAAGTTGCGAGAAACGCTCGCATCGGCATTGCCGAAGACCTCCGCTGGCTGGCTGAGGCGGAACTTGCCTACATCTGCACGGAAGATATGTACTTCTTCCGGCCATCGACCTACTACGAGTTCCAGCAGAAGGACAGAGAGAAACTTGAGGAGTATTTCCCGGACGGATGCCGTGTTGTGTTCACCGGCCAGACGTTATGTGAGTCACGGAATGACAAACTTGATGACCACATTTCCATTCTTAAAGCACTTCCCGCCGACTCTCAGCGCGGTATATCGCTGGGAAGGCCGATGGTGGAAGTGCAAATGGAGTTCAACGATTGGATGAACATGACCTCCGAAGCCGGAAAGTACGCTATTCCGGCTACTTTCGTTGACCAGAACGTTATTGATATAGACGCCGTTCAGGAACAGTATTCCGAGTACGGTGCGTATTATCCGGCTGAGAGGTCGAATCAAGCCCCACTAGCTGAGTGCTTTTACCGTGAACAGGCCGTGGAAATCTCTCCTGTATTCGTCACTTTCATGGAGAACTTACAAGGCCCATTGGCGCAGTTCGTCAGCGGCCAGATGCCGTCAGTCTTTGGTGGAAACATGGAAGACCAGAAGACGGCAAAGGCTTACAGTTTAGCCAGAGAAGCCGCTCTAGGACTGCTTTCCCTCAACTGGTATACGTTCAAGAAGTGGTATTGCCGGGTCATGGAACAGGCAGTCAGAGCGGCAGCGGAAAATCGGGAAGAAGGTTCCGTTCTCTCTACCGTAGTTGGGCAGGCCAAAGACCAAGAGCTTGTCGAAATCAACGTCGCCTCGATGAAGGGAAATGTCATCTGTACTCCGATTACGGACGAGAATTTCCCTGAGAGTCCGACGCAGAAGCGCAATGTTGTCATGCAGTTGCTTCAGTTAGGAGCAGCAGACCCGATTATCGGTCAGCATCTTGATAATCCCGACAATCTTGAACTTCTGTACGAGGTCTACGGACTTGAAGACGTGGTTATCAACGGAAGGGACTCAAGAAACAAGCAATTGCAGGAGATTGCCGAACTGCTTCAGTCTCCTCCGGCTCCAGACATTCAGGCTATAGGCGCGGAAGTTCAGCAATCGGTAGCAACTACAGGGCAACCTCCTCCGCTTGACCCGAAGACGATGCCGATGAAGTCAACGGTTCCGATTGGTAAGTATGACGATGATGCAATCGAGTTCCAAGAGTGTGTACGTTGGATAAACTCCCCCGAAGGGCAAACCGCAAAGGTCGAGAATCCGGATGGATACGCCAATGTGGAATGCCACGCTGATGAACATAAGGCGAGGATGGATGCCAATGCCGCTGCACAAATGGCGATGCAGGCTCAAATGACTCCTCCGAAGGGTTCCGAACCACGCCATGCCGGAGAGCCGTCGCCTCCAAAACAACAGCCGGTAATGTGATGATTTTCTATTGGCAGAAAAGACCGTGGCGCATCGACTTGTTGAGAGTGAACAAATTTTGGTGCCTAACGCTAGGCCCACTGATGATAATGAGGAAAAATGTCTGAAGAAATGACAGCAGTAGCTCCGGAAGTAATATCGAGTTTGGTTCCTGATGCTCCCGAGAGTCCTGAGACTCAGCCCGAGACGGCAGAGCCGGAAGTACAAGAACCAGACAAGGAAACGCCTCCTGTAGAAGATGGCCGGAAGATTCCGCCTGCTCTGCGGGAGGCGTTCAAGGCCGACCCTCGCGCCCGTGACAGATGGTTTAAGGGCGGTGCGCTGCTGGAAACGTTTCCTGAAGGCCCAAAACAGGCGCAGGCGCTTATTGCAGAAGTGGAATCTCTCACTTCTCAATTCGGGGTCGAAACGCTTCCAGAAGTGTTCACTGCAATAGAGCAGGAACGGGGAGAATGGGCAGCGCTCGACGAGCAGTACGCTACTGGGAACCCTGATTTCATCAAGAATATCGCAGAAACCAATCCTGAAGCCTTTTCCAAGCTGATGCCAGCGGCCCTTGAGACTCTGGCTAACATGGATGGAGATTCCTACAATCACTTGATGGCGCGGGTTGTAATCAACACAATCCAGCAGCCTTTGGCCGAGGTCTATGAGCTTCTGGCAGCCGATGAGAAGACCCGGCCTGCTGCCGATAAGCTGGCTAAATGGTACAGAGGAATCGAGGATTTAGCGAACAAGCAGCCGGAAAAGAAGGTAAACGCCGAGGCTGAGAAACTCCAGAAAGACCGTGAGGCCTTTGAGAAGCAGAAAGCACAGGAATTTCACACGCAGGCCGAGAACAAGATGCGCGATTACAACGCCAATCTTGTGGAAAGCCTTCTCACGAAAGAGTTTAACCGCAACGGGAAGAATCTGGCAGCGGAGAAGAAGGCCAATCCTGAAGCCTTCTCCATTATGGTGGATAACTGCTTCAACGCTATCCGTCAGATTGTCGCCAAAGACCAGACCATGCTGAAGCAGTATCAGGCGCTTCTCGCCTCCGGAGACATGGACAAGGCGACGAAGTTTGCTCAGGCGAGGATTCAGAAGCTCGCGCCTGAAGCGGTGAACAAGATTTTCCGTGTATTCAACCGGAACGTAGCGACCAAGAGAGTAACTACTCCTCAGACAGAACCTCAACGCGGCAACGGTCATGCCATTCCCTTAGGCAGAACTCCGAAGGAAGGCGAGATTGATTGGGACATGATGAGAGCGAAAGGGCTTGATGGTTCATCGGGTGAGGTTTATCTTAAAGGTCGCAAGGAGTTGTATTCATTCTGATGGCCGAGTGGCGCAATCTTAGCGATGAAGTTTTCAGGCACTTCCGCTCGGGGGAATTGCCGACAAGGGCTATTTTATGTCTCGCTCGTGGGAATCTACTTACCGCCGAGCAGGTAGAAAAAGCTACCGACGAAGAAATCTACAGGATTAGCTGTTGCGGCAGAAAGACATTAGCCGACATCAGGAAAGTTTTCCCTTATTCAGCTTCGCAGAACTGTCCTGCGTTACCAAACAGAAGGCTGAAAAAGGGACGCCAGTCACCGTGACAGCGTGACACCCCGATGCGGGGAAGTAGTAACGCATCATGCTCGCTACCAAATCTCAGCAGAGCCATAGCTGGCCGTAAGGCGAATTGGCGGTGCGAAGCCCTGAAAGAAGTGCAAAGGACTTCGTATGGCACAAGGCGTAAATTCACAAACCCTTGCTTATCAATATGAAAAAGTCCTCCCGCGCATTTCCGTCATGTTTCACAGGGACCATACCTTGTTCGACAAGATGGAACGCCGCGAGGATGTGGAAGTCATCTCTTCCCGCGCAATGCGTATCCCGCTCGACCTGTTGGCTGGTGGAAAATTCACTCAGACCAATCCGGACGGCGGCGATGCCGGACGCGGCTCTGCTATCGTTGCCAACTTCGGTCAACTCTCCGGCGTAGCTTTCAGCTTCGCTACCGAGTTCACCAAACTGCTCGAAGCGGCAACCGACTCCAAGGAAAAAGCGGTTGAACCAGCGGCCAAGAGGAACCTTTCTGCCGCTATTGACCAGATGCGGAAGGGCATTGAAGCCCTCCTGAACACGGACGGTTCCGGAACCCTCGATACTGTAGTTTCCGTTACCTCTCCGAACATCATCACGGTCAACAACGCTGCCCAGTTCTACGACAATCAGGACATCCAGATTTTCAATTCCGGCACTTATGTCGGAACTGTCACCATCCTGAGCGTTGACGTTCTGGCGAAGACTTTGACCCTTACTGGGGCGTATCCGGCTGGAACTACAACTGGTTACTCTCTGGTGGTAAATGGCGCACCGGGTTCGGCGGCAACGTCGCTTCTTGGGATTCTCTATCACCAGTCTTCGGCTACCACGGGAACTTGGTTGCAGTTGGACCGCACCGCGTACCCCGGCAAACTGACGACTCCGAACGTCAACTTCAACTCGACGGCTCTGACTCCGCAGAAGGTTCGCCTGATGCTTTCGTTAGTTCGCCGCCGTATGGG